GTTTCCACCTGAACTACAATTGTATCCATTTGGTGCTAATGAATTGTATTCCCTTATCCAATATATTTCTCTTTCGTCGAGTATTTCATCAGGTATTTCTTCGATGACTTCATATTTCATTTCATCTCCATACTTATCTATAGCTCTTTTAAGTAATGTACAGTTCGTACTACTTTTTTTGTGTCCTTTAATCCGTTCATGTAAAGTTTTTACAGTCTGACCTATGTATACTTTACCCGACGGTGATGTAATCTTATAAATACATCCCATCCTTAATATTCCATATATTTTTATATTTTAATAAAAAAAACTCCTCCGCTGCGAATCGAACGCAGATTGCCTGGTTAACAGCCAGGAATATTAACCATTATATGACAGAGGATGTGATATGATACACGCTCTTTCGAACCAGAGCCTTAATCTGGCGCCTTAGACCGCTCGGCCACGGTATCACGAAATTATTATGTTTGTATTCTTTAAGTAAGAATGTTCATTCCGATTTTAATATCGATTCTTCTACTGGTACTTGTTACACTTTTGTTACGTCGTTCCCGTCGAAACCCAGAGTATAAGTGTTTTCTTCTGACCCTGGAAACATCAGCCGATCGACGCGAAAAGTTTCTCGATCACTACGACGGTTCCGTACCTCTAGAAATCATATACGGCACGGATACCAGGAAACTCGAAAATGCCAAAAAGTACCAGAAAATAATCGAACCGAACTATTACCGCGAGGCGTTAAAACTTCACTATAACGCAAACAAAACGCGACCGGATATTACCTATTTCAATTTAGGGGCTATTGGGTGTTACATGGGCCACATGGAGTTTTACCGAAGGTGTTTCGATCAAAACCTCAAGTACGCGGTTATTTTCGAAGATAACGTCATCATAAAAGATAAGCGCGTTTACCGGGAAATTCAGGACGTTATAAACAAAAAGGGTGACGATTTCGAAATGTGTTTCTTCCACTGTTTATCGCGATACCCGGATAAGGAAAGTGACGAAAAGAGCGGACTCGAACGCGTTAAGTGGATTTCGAGTACCAAGTGTTACCTCATACACGTCGATAACATGAAAAGGTACTATAAATATTTCTTCCCCATAGATAATCACGTCGACATGAAACACGAAGATATAATCGCGCGAGGTGCGCGTGTTTACTATAAAGATCTCAGACACTGTTTACACATCGACCGTAGCCATAACAGTACCATTGGACATAGTAATTGGGGGAACCGCGAGTTTTTCTCGAAACGGTACCCCACGGCAACCACGAAAGTTCTCGAGTACGGGTGGTAATTTACGCTAATTCCACGGTATATCTTGAGGACGAAAACGACACCCAATCTTTAAAAAGTCAACAAACTTTCTAAATTCTGGTTCAGGTGTTTCCATAGTTTCCATGGAATCGAGTACTTCACCCACGTACCTATTATACGCTTTGTGTCCGCCTCTGTGTGTGTGTCGATTCGTTCGTAAATTACCGATAATGTCACGGGGCATCATGATTATGTTTTCGCTCGCGTGTATATCGTAGTTTACCTTTTCCACGATCGGGTGGCTTTTGAACTGTGCTGGTATAACGTGATGGTCCTCGACGTTACGTACGTTCCAACGAACCTTAAACGCGCGTCGAAGAAGTGACCCGTACCGCATGTTACTATCGTCATACAAATTTATACCGTACCGCATCATCGAGTCTTCGAGTTCGTCAACCTCGTCCCATGCGTTGAAACACTCGTTCGTCGATTTCCCCGAACACGTATCGTGGGCGTACTCTATAGCCTCCTTAAACCGTAACCGAAGACGTGCATTATCGCGACGTTTAAACCCGAGGTTTGGTTTCTTAGAATACGTACTCTCGAGAACGTTTCGCCGAATTTGATCGCGTTTATATTCCGGAGTGTGTGCACAAGACCAGCACTTCATATAGTATATATGGATGTATTTTTTAAGCGTGTGTAACTTAAAGAATAAGTGTGTATACTATATAGGTTCCCGTAGTGAAATGGTCATCACATAGTCCTTATACTTTTTAAAGTATGTCAAGTTATGATTTAGTTCATAAGTTCGGAGTTAAGACTATATCCCGGGATCGATACCCGGCGGGAATATCACTTTTTACTTTTTACATGTGTGTCCCATATGTAAAAAGTTAAACCTGTTCTTCCGAATTATACGATTTCAATTCGACCGAAGGTCTCGGTGTTGTCGGTGTTCCCGGTCGCTTTTTGAGTAACCAGTTTCTGAGCACCATGTTTTTGTGACTAGTCGTATCTTCTTCACAATTAATAACACTCAAACCGTTACACACGTCGGGTTTGTTTTCTTTATCAGGGAACGTTTCGTTAAACGCGTTAATACTCTCGGAAGGTATATCGGGTGCCTCGTCGAGTAATCGATCGTACTCGACACGGGTTTTGTTCACGAATTCCAAAACGTCCTCGCGGTGTTGCGTTTCCAAAGATAATTCCATATCTATGTTCCTATACAGTTTCGAGTATTGTACGGACATAGCCGAGTGCATTTCCATGAGTCGTGCGGAATTGTTAAACTTAGATATAGATGTAAGTATACCCGCAATAACGTTCATGAACGCAAAAAAGTATTGGAAAATAATAATCTTTTGTTTTTGATCGTCCGACATGCTATTCGTATCGGGACTCAAAACCGCAAAACCACCAACACCCGTAATGCTCGATATAATTATAGATGGGTACGATAACCAATCGTGCTGACGTTTATATAAAACACGGGCGTGATTGTGTAACCACCGGTACCCGGCGGCCTTTTCGGCCCAACGTTTAAGAAGGTTTTCCTGGTTTGGACACCATTGGTGTTGTTCTGGTGTACTCATTACTCTTTCTTAGAAAATAAGTATGCGTACTCACGCGCCACTGTATCGACACGTTCGTTCTTCTCGTTTCCGTTATGCGCCTTGACCCATTTCATTTCAACGTTTTCAATTTTACGCAACAGGTATAACATGTGTACCCATAAATCCTTATTCTTAACATCTTCACCTTTACTCGTTTTCCACCCGTTACGTTCCCAGTTCTTAGACCATTCGAGTAATCCCATTTTTACATAGTTACTATCTGTAAATATAATCACGTCATCGTAACCTATTTCTATACACTTTTCGAGTGCTTTTATAACCGCAGTCATTTCCATTATATTGTTTGTGGTTAGCTTGGAACCTCCCCGACCTATCACGTTTTCTATAAGATAGGCCCATCCACCAGGTCCTGGATTACCGAGACAACTTCCGTCCGTATAGACTTCTATCATAGTTACTAGTATATACGATAAAATCTTTATGTTTCAACGACGTGTTCATTTTTGTATGGAAAACAGTAATAATAACATTTAATCATTGTTTTAAACAACATACACGAACCATATATAATTCCAAAAATTATTAAGAATGTATATATAGGTTCCATTACCGTATTACACACGTAATTCTTTATGTTTCAGTATCGGTATCGTCGCGACAACATGATTTTGAACATAAAAGTGATAAGACAATAATACCAAGTATAGTAAAGGTTACTGATATTCCAACTATAAAATTCATTATATTCATATCACCACTTAAAATTTTAAGTCTCTTTGAAATAAAATGAACCATTACCAAGACTGGGATCCTGTTATTATTCGCGGTAAAGTCAACAAGGAAAAGGAAAAAGAAAAGTATGTTAAGTTCATGGGACAGGAAATAAAGTTACCCAAACGGAGTCAATATTCGGGTAAAACGAGGGAACAAAAACTCGATGAAATCGAGTTAGGTACACACAAAAAGGTCAGTAAAGAAACGGCACTAACCATTCAAAAAGCGCGTGTTGCAAAACAGTATACGCAAAAAGATCTCGCGGGTCTCATAAACGTATCAACAGATATCATCTCTTCATACGAATCGGGTAAAGCTATTCCGGATCCTAAAATCATGCAAAAATTACGCCGGGTTTTGGGGGTTAAATTATAAAATCTTATTTGATTTTTGTAAATTTTCGTGCGCGGGTAAGAGTTGGAGATTTGTATAGTGGAAACATTTACGTTGGTTTTCGGGTATCGATAAATCAAATGCCGAACACGGTATAATATGGTCAACGTGTACATCCGTATAGTCTTTACCTTCAACTTTAGTCGTTTCTAAATATGCGACGAGCTCTTCACCTGAACACCCTATAAGTTCCATCGTTGGTGCAGATTTTGAAGCGACACCTTTTAGTGCGTTCCAAAGTCGTGTTCGACACACTTGTTCCATACGCCACGCTTCATCATTTTTACGTCTATTTTTACGATTTTCGGGTCGTTTCTCTTTTCTATATTTTTCACCCTGTTCTAATCGTTTTGTTCTATACGCATCGTCTGTTTTATAAAGTTCGCGACGTTTCGTATTGATTTCATCTGCATTATCATTCCAATTTTTACGAACGCGTGCTTTTATATGTTCTTTGTTTTCTTCATAATACTTTTTGTGTCTTTCTAAATCATACTCGCGATTTTCTTTATACCAACCTTTACGATACTCGCGTATACACGATTTACACGTATTCAAGTATCCATCTTTCATTTGATTATGTTTTCCAAAGTGTTCGAATAGTTTAGTTTCTTTACATTTTACACACGTTTTAGATGTCATTTTAAAGGCTAGTCTAGTCTACTCTTTAAAATGCATATTTTTTTAAATAATTAATTGTAACTTTACATTCTTAGTTAGAGAATGCACGGTTAATCCCTATAGTTTCCTATAAGGCCAGATCGTACCTTAAGCAGTATCGGGATGACTAATCCCTCATTTACCACCGACACCTTAGCGATCGTTGAAACGGAACCATAGCCTTGTCATGACGACCTTAGGTTCTCGCCTGCGGATTATCCAATCTCTAACCTTTTTACCATTGGGTTCGGTAATTAACCGAGTTCCCTTCATAAGTTTCCAAATGAAGGTGGTAGTTAGAGCTCTAAGGAACTTCCCGCAACCAGGATGTCTTGCCCCCATCCCGGGGACTAGCGGGACAAACGCTTTTAACGCCCGCTTTTTGGACCTGTATTGCTCCTGATTAGTTTGCAAAGTTAAGTCCTCCCATCCCCGATTGTATGCGCAACACGTTGTAGTTGGTCGCGAACATATTAAGCGTGGTTTTACCCGAACCAGACTTAGTCGCGATAGAAACTTGCGCGTTGTCGATTCTGGAGAAGTTGCAGGTACCCGTTGGTTGGTGCTCTTCTGGCTTAAGCGCGAAGGAGTACGAGTAGATACCTGGCATTGGGGAACCGGTGTGGTGGTTGTACGCTTGAACCGAGTTGAAGTACTTGCCACCTTGTTCCTTGAATCTGTCTTGACCGTTGAGGACCAACTTGAAGGTATCGAGTGGACCAGACTTATCTTCGTCAAATTCCGTAAGACCCAACAACAATGGGGCACCCGCGGCACCTGGGGCCAACGCGACGTTCGAATCGGCAATCGCAGCAACGTTGGAAGAGACAGTCACCGAAGTATCCGAAAAGTTCCAAATACCGTTCAAGTCACCAATAACGTTCGAGCTCGCTTCAGTGCACCACACCAATTCCTTAACTGGGTGGTTGTAGGACAATCTGATTTGTTTGGTGGAACCAGCAGCCGCCAAAGAGTCGGAACCAGTGTGTTGGACTTGTTCGATCAAGTATTCGTGACCCTTTTGCGCGAATCGTCTGCGCTCTTCGGTGTCGAGGTAGATGTAGTTACCCCAAACCTTGAACGAATCAAAGTTAGTGTCATAGACACCGGACAAGTCAAAGTCCAATCGAACTTCGTGGTATTGCAAGGCAATCAATGGCAAGGCCAATCCTGGGTTTCTGTTAAAGAAGAAGATCAATGGCAAGTAAACCTTCGCGTCGTCCGTGGAAGTAGAAGTCATCTTACCCCAGTTCAACTTCGCGGATTCATCCAAGTACAATTCAGCGTACAATCTCCACCATCTTTGGTAGTGCTTGTCGATTCTTTGACCACCGATGGACAATTCAACATCCTTGATAGCAGATTCCGCGACCCACGCATCTTCGGTAGCGTCAAACGCTTGTTTCGCTCTCAATTCAACGTACATGTCCGCGATCAAATCACCGTTTCTGGCGATTGTGACGGAGACGCGACCGTTGTTCGCGGCGGTACCGTTAACAGTTTGTTCGATGTTTTCCATCGCAAAGTTGGTGTGGCGTTTGTAAACCGCCTGGAAGAAAGTGACTTTTGGGTTACCAGTCAAGTAGACGTCTTGGGCGCCATAGGCGACGAGTTGCATGAGACCTCCGGCCATAGTGTTTGTTTTTGTACTATAGGCAGAGATTTTTTTTTCGGGTGAGACCCGCGAAAAAACCCGGGTCAATTTTTCCTGGTATATAGAAATGACCGATCAAGAAGAAACCCTTCTTGAACCAACTGAAACCGAAAACTCGGAAATTAATTCCGAGGATGACCGAACCACAGTGGACGGCGATCTTCCTGTAATAGAAGATACGCTCGAATTATCAGACGAAGACGAAGATATGGAAATGTTAGAAGATGACGACGAAGGATATATGATGGATATGGGTGGTCTCTTAAGTTCCGTACTCGCGACCGAAGAAGGTGATACCGTATGCTCTGCTCTGGTAAATATTTCGAGACAAATGGAAGTTCAAAATAAAATTCTTATTAAAATGCTAGCTCATATGCAAAAAAATTAACTTAGAAAAATAATCCGCATGTAATAGAAGAAAATGGAAGAAACACATTTCATTAGTTTGGAATCAAACCAGCGCGAATCCAGTGCTATTATGTGGTCTAACCAGATTCAATCACTCAACCCCGAAGAGTTTATGCACCTTCTATCCCAATTGGAAGATATGTGGGACATCAATACCACAAATAATAGTATGATTTCGTTCCAACTCGGATACAAAAACTTTATAAATCCTCAGGATCTCGACCCTGAAACGGGGGTACCCGTTCGGTTTGATGTTGAACTTGTTTCTGGAAACCATAAGCGATTAAAAATGCAGTTAGGACAGATGTATCACCGAGCTGAAGTTTTAAAACTTTTAGATGTAGAAGACGATGAAGATATGAAAATATCCATGCGTATAAATCGTCTCATCGATCAAGTTGATGATGCGTGGCAAATTATTTTTAGAGCGGCGCGTATACACGAACGTATCAATAATCCAACATATGTACCTATAAACCCCGAATCAGATCCATCTATTTTTAGGTGTTCTACAATGGAAAATGTAGAGGAATTAGCACCGTACCAACAAGCCATACTCGCCTGTTTACAAAACCTTTACGAAACGAACGTTAAAAGATACAAGGGGTACTGTTGTACACAAATCAAGACGGAAGACGGTCAGGATACACGTGCGTGGAAACAAGTTGAGACTATACAGGAGTATGTTTATGGTGTTGCACAGAAAGAAACACGGTACGAACTCTGGAAAAACTTGTCGAGTCGAGGGTCAGCATATAACGATGTTATACGACACTTAACAAATTGTAAAGATATGCAGTTTCCTGAAATTATTAAAAATCGACACGTTTGGTCGTTTAAAAATGGTATTTTTATAGGTAAAGAATGGTCTGCACAAACTGGGCTTTACGAATCAAACTTTTATACGTACGATTCACGTGAATTTAAGAATCTTGATCAGACTATCGTAAGTTGTAAATATTTTGATAAAGAGTTTACGGACTATAGTCACGTCGAAAATTGGATCGATATACCAACACCCCTTTTCCAATCGGTTCTCGATTATCAGAATTTTGATACTGAAGTTTCTAAATGGATGTACGTTATGGGTGGTCGATTATGTTTTGATGTAAACGACATGGATGCATGGCAGGTTATACCATTTCTAAAAGGTATAGCGCGTTCTGGTAAATCAACACTCATAACAAAAGTGTTTCG